TTATCTTGATCCGAGATCGATGGTGGGCTAATGGCCGCCATATCAACACTTCGAGCAGGTATCGCTGCGGCTCTCGTAGACAATACTAAGTATTCCGTCTATAGCTTTCCGCCACCGTCGCCAACCGCAAACAGCGTAATTATTTCTCCGAGCGACCCTTATATTTCGCCATCAAACGGATGGCATAGCACTATCTCACCAATGGCTAACTTCACAATCTCAGTCATGGTGCCGTTGCTAGATAACGAAGGCAACCTTAATGGAATTGAGGACAATGTAGTCCGAGTGTTTAATCTACTCGCTGCATCCTCATACACCTATAACGTCACAGAGGTATCGGCTCCGGCTGTCCTCAGTGCCGTTTCAGGTGATCTACTTACATGCAATATCAATATCTCAGTCCTAACGAGTTGGAGCTAAAATGTCCGAGTGGGAAAAAGAGCAAGAAGCCTTCCTGATCAAGATCGGGCAGGTAGCACCATCAACACCAAAGCCAGCATCTACCAAGAAAGACGAGGAATAATCTAATGGCTGTATTTCTGAACAATGGAGTAGTCGTATCGGTTAATTCCGTCGATCTATCAGACCACGTTACATCTGTAACACTTAACCGCGCATTTGATGAACTTGAAGTCACCGCAATGGGAGACTCAGGCCATAAGTTTGTGAAGGGTCTAGAAGCCGCATCTATCACAATCGACTTCCTTAACGACACAGCAGCAGGCGAAGTTCTAGCAACCCTACAGGCTGCATACGGAACCAACGTAACTGTCACACTCAAGCAAACTTCTGCAGCCGTATCTGCAACAAATCCACTTTACACAATGACATGCCTAGTCAATAACCTCACCGACATCAATGGTGCCGTTGGCGATCTTGGCACACAATCTGTAACATGGAACGTATCAGGTACAGTAGTAGTCACAACCGCATAATCTAACTAAACAAAGGGGCACAGCATGGCAAAGTTAATAGTCACACTAGCGGACAACAGCGTCACCGAGATCGAGATCACACCTCGATTGGAGTACGCGTTCGAGCTATATGCTAAAAAGGGATTTCACAAAGCGTTTCGCGATGATGAAAAGCAATCAGATGTCTATTGGCTTGCATGGGAAGGCCTTAGGTTAAGTGGAGCCACAGTCAAGCCATTTGGCGATTCTTTCCTTGAAACTCTTAAGAGTGTCGAGGTTGCTGAGTCTGACCCTTTGGCTTAGGCAGGGATAGCATCCACTATCTCATAGCTCGATTGAGCATTGAGACGGCTATCCCGCCACAAGATTTGATCGATTTAGATTCGTCAATGCTTCAAATGTTATTGAAAGCGTTGAAAGACCGAGCGAAGGAGCAGAGCGATGCCTACAGAGCTAAAAGGCGCTAACGCTTTTCGCAAGGCTCTTAAGCAATTCTCGCCTGACCTAGACAAAGAGCTTCGCGACGAAATGATTGGATTTCTAAAGCCATTGGTCAAGAAAGCTCGCGGTTTTATGCCTGCCAATTCTGCAATGCCTTCAGGTTTCGTTGGCACTAGCGAGCCTGATAGATTTCCTAAATATGACGCTGCCTTAGCGCGTCGAGGCGTGGGCTATAAATTGACACCGACTAAGCCTAATCGTCAAGGCTGGATCTCTACAGTATCAATTCACAATAAAACCGCTGCAGGCGCAATCTTTGAAACTTCAGGTCGCAAGTCGGGTAATGTAGGCAAGTTCACTCCACGCTTACAGGGAACTTTATCAGGCGCAGGCAAGATGCAAGGCCGAGCAATGTTTAAGGCTTATAACCAAGATGAAGGCAAAGCTAGGGCTGGAGTAATTAAGGCGCTAGAAAAGGCAGCCGCTAAGTTTAACGCGAGAGGCAATATATAATGGCTGAATTACGCGCTGATATAGTCAGTGAGTTCAAAGGCAAGAAGTCTTTCAAAGAAGCCACCACCGCCACATCCATTTTACAAAAAGGCGTCAAGAAATTAGGAGCTCAATTAGCCGTCACCTTTGGAGCGACTCAGCTTCTTAGGTTCACCAAGAATGCTGCCAAAGCATTTATCGAAGATGAAAAGGCCGCATCACGTTTAGCTATAGCCGTGAAGAATCTTGGTCTCGCTTTTGAAACTCCACGCATTGAAGAATTTATAAGTCAGTTAGCTCGCACCTCGGGGGTCGCCGACGATCAGCTTCGTCCATCAATGCAGAAACTTTTGACCACTACGGGTTCATTAGCTAAATCAACTCAGCTACTCACTCAAGCCTTAGACATAAGCGCCGGTAGTGGTGTCGATTTTGAGACAGTTGTAAATGATTTATCGATGGCTTACGTCGGTCAGACTCGCGGCCTTCGTAAATACTCACTAGGACTTACTCAAGCAGAGCTTAAAACAATGAGCTTTGCAGACGTTCAAGAAAAACTTACCAAGCAATTCTCTGGTGCCAATGCTCAGTATCTAACTACTTACGCTGGCAAGATGGGCATTTTGTCTAATGCCGCCAATGAAGCAAGCGAAACCATAGGCAAGAGTTTAGTCGAGAGCTTGTCATTGTTAGCTGGTGAAGGTAACTCGATTCAACCACTAGCCGATTCTATGGGCGAACTTGCTACTTACGTTGGCGACGCCATCTATGGTATAGCCGTTTTAGGAGATAAATTAAAGTCTTTGCCGGGTGCTGGTCTTATAGAAAAGGTTGGCGGGGCAAGAGGCATTTTAGCTACTTTATTCCCTCAGGCTGGTGAAGCACTTAAACTTCTAGATGCTCTATCCGCTTATGGCAAAAAGTCACAAGGTCTTGCGGGAATGGGCGGCTACCCATCATCAGCACTTGGCCCAGGTTATGTAGATCCCAACGATGCAGCTCGCAAGAAGGCAGAAGCCGCTGCCGTCAAGCGTGCTAAAGAATTAGCAGCATTACAGAAGAAAACTTTGGATACACAGAAGAAGCAGAATGCTTTGCTTAGGGCCTCAAAGACTCTTAACCTAGAGGCAATCGGTATTGAGGCAGCACTTAAAGGTCAGATCAGCGAAACAGACCGCCTATCTTTGCTATTGCAAAAAGCAATCTTGGCAGATAACGCAAACCTAGCCACTCAATTATCCGATCAACTAGAAGATGCAATTAAGCGTCAAAATGATTTGCGCAATTTATTGCTAACAACTCCCGAGGCTCCGAACCCATATCGTAACTGGACACTACCTCAGGACTTGCTTAACTACACAGCATCATCGCTTGGCGTATCTGTCGCACAATTACAGACGGCACCTATTCCGATCACATCTAGCATGACAGATGCTCAAATGGAATTGGCAGCCGCCGTTAATGCAAACCAAACGGCAGAAGCTAAAGTAATCAACGTTGCGGTCTATTTGGGCGACACAGAAATAACTGGCGCAGTCACAAGTGTTCAACAGAATCAATCTCTATCAGGTACATTTAGCGACGTGAGCCGATATAACGGCCGTGGAGCTCCGTCAGTCAAATGACCCTACCTGCCACGATCTCGGTTTCGTTCGACTTTAGCCAATCCGCGACCTTCGGATACCCCTTCACAGTTGGCGACCCGATCAACGGAGTCATTGGCGTATCTCAGTTCGCAGCGACAGAAGTCCCTGATCCTGTAGTCGATCTCAGTAGCGTCACTCGATCAATCAAGATCCAGCGCGGAAGAAACATTATGCGCGACACTTACGAGACGGGCACATGTACTGTCCGAGTTATCGATGAGACTGGCGCCTTCAACCCACAGAACACATCTTCACCCTACTTTGGCTACCTGACTCCGCTTCGTAAGATTCGTGTCGCGGCTACTACTCCAACCACTCAGCACTTCTTATTTTCAGGTTATGTCGATTTATACAAATACTCTTTTCCAACAGGTCAAGAATTAGGGTATGTGGACATCGTCTGCTCGGATGCCTTTAGACTCTTTCAGATGGCTAACATTGCAAGCGTGTCAGGGGCAACCGCTGGTCAGACAACTGGCACACGCATCACAAAGATTCTTGATCAAGTCTCATTCCCTACATCGATGAGAATCGTAGACACAGGCTCGACGACAGTTCAAGTTGATCCCGGCACAGCTCGCACATCCTTGCAAGCTCTTAAAGCGGCGGAGTTTGCAGAGCAGGGTGCATTCTTTATCCGTACCGATGGCACCGCAGAATTTAAGGATCGCAATGATGTCGTGGGTTCCCTAGCGGCAACACCGATCGAGTTCAATCAGACTACTGGGATTCCATATTCTGACCTTCGTTACGCCTTCGATGACAAACTAATCATTAATCAGGCGAGCATGACTCGTATAGGCGGCACAGCTCAAGTGGTTGCCAATGTTGATTCGTCGGCTAAGTATTTCCCTCATGGCACTACTCTGACAGAGATGATCCCTCAGACGGATGCTCAAGTCTTAGACATTGCCAAGATTTATGTCGCCACTCGCGCAGAGACTTCAATCAGAATCGATGCCATGACAGTCGATCTATTGGACACAGATGTGCCAACAGATACAATGATCGGCCTCGACTACTTTGACAATGTAAAAATCACCAATGTGCAGGAGAATGGATCGACAATCGTTAAGACCTTGCAAGTGCAAGGCTTAGCATGGGACATAACCCCTAACAGTATGAAATGCACAGTAACAACACTTGAGCCTATAGTTGAGGGTTTCATCATCGGGTCAACAACATCGGGTATAATGGGCACGTCCATTATGGGATACTAGGAGAAAACAATGGCTACAGGCTTTCCAGCAACGACAGGCGACATCTTTACGGCGGCAGACTATAACGGCCTAGTCACCTTCGAGATCAAGGCAGATCAGACAGCCGACTACACGCTAACTGTCGCCGACTCTTATCAAGTCCTAGTCCCTATGAACAAGGCAACTGCGATCGCCCTCAAGATCCCTACCAACGCTACGGCGGCTATCCCTGTCGGTTCTGTCATCACAATTCTTAATGAAGGCGTCGGAGTCTGCACAATCTCAGCTGTCACCTCAGGCACCACTACAGTCCTTTCAGCTGGCGCAGTAGCGGCCGCCCCTACCCTTGCTCAATATAAGTCAGCGGCTTGCATTAAAACTGGTACAGATACTTGGTACATTGTCGGAGCCATTGGATAATGCTTAACAACATTGTGGGGCTATTGGATGCAGGCGTAGCCGCCTCGACCAACTCCTATGAGTCGATAGCTACGGCCAACGGGACCGGATCTAGTGGCACTATTACTTTTAGCTCTATCCCGGGAACCTATAAACACTTGCAGATTCGCGGTATTCTCAAAAATACAAATGGCGGAGCTTATGATGATCCGACATATATGAGATTTAATGGTGACACGGGCTCTAATTATTCTTATCACTCACTTTATGGTAACGGGTCAGGCGCAAACGCATCAGGCGCGGCTTCTCAGACTTCAATTACCGCCTATGGCACGCCAGCTAATAACTTCACTAGCGTATGGGGTGGGGCTATTATTGACATTTTAGATTATGCAGACACAAATAAATATAAAACTACTAGATGGTTAAACGGGTTCGACAGTAATACAAGCACAGGTTCCATTAACTTGGCATCTGGCAACTGGCGCAGCACTTCGGCCATTACTTCAATTAGTTTTGTAACGGCTGCAGGCAATTGGGCGACAAATACGACGCTTGCACTCTATGGAATTAAGGGGTAATAATGCCTACTGCAACTTATGAGAAGATCGAGGCTAGGACTCTAGGCGCAACCTCAGGCAGCGTTACTTTTACCTCTATCCCTGCAACTTACACCGACGTAGTTTTAATTGCTAACTACGCTACTACGGCGGCTAATGTGGATGTACGCTTTAGAGTCAATGGCGACACAGGCGCTAACTACTCTTATACCTATTTGCTAGGTACGGGATCAGCGGCAGGCTCTGGTCGCCTAGCCAATAATGACAATATTGCAGGATACTTTTCAGTAGGTACTTCAACTAATGGAAACGTGTCAATATATAACCTGATGAATTACTCAAATACTACGACTTATAAAACAGTCCTACAGAGAATGTCTAGCGCAGAAAAAGAGCTAACGGCTAACGTAGGACTATGGCGTAACACGGCAGCGATTAACGCTTGCACTATTTACACTAGTTCTAGCACTTTTACCGTCGGCTCTACCTTCACTCTCTACGGAATAAAGGCGGCATAATGCCTACATATACTCAGATTGGATCAGCCGTAGTAGTTGGTGCAGGTGGTCAGGCTTCCATTACTTTCAGCTCAATCCCTGCAACCTTTACGGATTTAGTTGTAAAGGTTGGCTTGCGACAAGGATCGGGCTCAGGAAATGCTTACGGTATTAGATTTAATGGCGATACTGCGAGCAATTACACGGCCAAAGTTTTGCGAAATAATGGAAACGTCGCAGGTTCATACACAACAAGCGGAACCATAATGTTTGAAATCAAGGTTCCAAATACTGGTGACACAGCTAGCACATTCAGCAATGATGAATTCTATATTCCTAATTATTTATCGTCGACTCAAAAAAGTGTTTCAATGGATAATGCTTATGATGTAAATACTTCATCATACGATTCTCCTAATTCACTACAAGCTGGAAAATGGAGTGGCACCGCCGCGATTACTTCTCTAACATTAATCGGCACATCATCTTGGAACTTTGCTGAACACTCATCCGCCTACCTATATGGAGTCTCAAATGCCTAATCCAACCCGAATCGAAGTAAATTGCACTACAGGCGAGGTCTTAGAGATCGAGCTGACAGATGCAGAAGTAGCTGAGCTTGCCTATCAGGCAGAGTTAGCAGCTGATAAGAAAGCAGAGGATGACCTTATCGCTGCCGAGCGTGCAACTGCTAAGTCTGCACTCCTTGAGCGCCTCGGTTTAACAGCCGATGAAGCGGCTCTATTACTCGGATGAAATGGTGGCTATCAAAGTCAGCCGTTCAGTTAAGAGAACAGATTGACGACAGTTATCCTGACCGAGACCGTACCTCGGACGGCTCCGTTGGCGATTTGCGTCATTCAGCGCGCCCTTCTCATCACAATCCTTGCCCAAAGACTGGGGTTGTCAGAGCGATTGATATTGACGCAGATCTCATGGGAAAGAAAAAGCC